CGAGGTCCGGATCGAGGCGACCGCCGCCGGGGTCACGATCGACCTCGGGTCCGGCGACGGCGTGGCGCCGGCGCTGGCCGTGTCGCTCGACGACGCGGGCCGGCCGTTCCTCCAGGTCGCCGCGCCCGGCGCCGACGGGTCGGACCCATCGAAGGTGCGCCGGATCGCCCTGTCCGAACTCGCCGCCCCGACCCCGGCCGCCGCCGGGGAGGCCGGGGGAACCCCCGTCGTCCCGTAAGGGGGTGCCCGTCAGGGGGCGTCCGCGAGCGGCTCCAGCGAGCGGTCGCGGTAGTCCCGCACCGTAAGGCCCCACCGCCGGCCGTCCTGGGTGCAGAGCAGCACGGCGTCGAGCGACCCGCCCGGACCGGCCCGCGTTTCCAGCGCCGTGAAGGACCGGGTGCCGTTGCCACGCTCGCGCGCGAAGTGTTCGGCGAGCGCGCCCGGCGGGAGCACCTCCCAGTAGTAGCGCCCCCCCCAGAAGAGTTGCGGGGCGCCGCCGCGCGGCAGGAACAGCGCGTAATCGGGGCCCGCGTCGCCGCCGCCCGCGGGGTGGCGGCAGAGGAAGACGCGCCCGGACCCGTCCCGGGCCGGCGCCGAGGCCACGACCGCAAGGTTCCGGGCCCTCAGCGCGGGCAGCACCCGCCTGGTGTCCTCGGCGGCGGCTTCCGGGCCCTCCGGCGCCGGCACGGGGGGCGGTCCCGGTCCCGGCGCCCGGGGTAACGCCGGTCCCGGCGCCCGGGCCGCCGGGGCCGACGCCTCGATCCGGACGACGTCCGACCCGAGGCGGGAGACGAGCCGCCCGCACTCCAGGGCGTGCGCGAGCGCGAACAGGGACAGCAGCCCGGACGCCGCGAGCGCCCACGTCCGGCGGCGCACCGCCGCCCGCAGCGCCGCCACGTCCCGCTCCAGCGCGTCGACCCGCTCCGCCGTCCCGCCCGTCAGGCTCGTGAACCCAGCCGGCATGGCCGCACCCCTCCCGTTGCCATTGTCGGCGGCCCGGCGGCGCGTCTTCAACGGATACGTTTGTATAGATACCAGCGATGGCCGACCGTAACTACGACCTCGAATACAACGTCACCGGCAACGCGCCGGCCGTCCTGCTTCAGGTCAGCGCCCAGGTCGTTCAGCTCGACGGCCAGGTCGCCGCGCTCGCGGCGCAGTTCAAGGCGCTGAACTCCCAGCTCGCGGCGACGGCCCGGCACCTCGCGTCATTGGCAAAGGCCGGGGTCACGGCGGCGGCCGCCGCGGGGAACCTGTCGGCCCAGGCGTCGGCCGCCCAGAAGTCGGTCGGCGGGGTCGGGTCCGCGGCGGCGGCGGCGACCCCTCAGCTCAACGGCGCCCGGGCGGCGGCCAACGCGAACGCGCGGGCGGCGACCGCGGCGGCGGCGGCCTACGTGAACGCGGCCCAGGCGATCGGGGTGGCGGGCGCGGCTGCGGCGGCGGCGACCCCCCAGCTCAACGGCGCCCGGGCGGCGACCAACGGGGTCAGGGCGGGCGCCAACGGGGCCGCCGCGGGGCTCGGCAACTTCACGTCCGCGGTGGTCGCGCTGCAGGCGGGTCGGGCCGGGTTCCGGCTCCTGCTCGACGAGTCGGAGAAGCTGGAGGACTTCTGGCAGAAGCTCGCCGCGGAGGCGACCGCGTTCCGCGCGTCGCTCCGGGAGCAGGCGAGCATCGTCGGCGAGGCCGGCCCGAACCGCAAGGTGGTCGCGCGCAACCTGGACGTGGCGCTGGCCGCCCGGATCTCCGCGGAGAAGGCGGAGTCGCTCATCACGTCCTACGAGAACTTCGGCCTCGCCGTCCGCGAGAAGGGCCACATCGCGCCGGCGGCGGGCACGCCCGCCGACCTCGAGGCGTCGATCCTCGCCGAGGTCGGCCGCGCGGCGAACCGGCTCGGGATCGAGCCGGGGATTGCCGGCGAGGCCGTCGGGACCGCCGGGCTGTTCCACAAGTTTACCAGCACCGAGGACGCGATGCAGCAGTTCGGCGCCGCCGCGCAGGGGCTCCAGGAGGGCAAGGTCCGGTACAACGAGGGGTTCAGCGCCCTGAGCAAGCTCAGCGCCAAGCTGGTGGACCCCAAGGAGCTGGACGCCTCCAAGGCGAAGGCCGGCCGGATCGAGAGCTTCGCCGAGGCCGGGATCTACCTGGGCGCGCTCTCGCTCGGGACGGCCACCGCCGACCAGGCCCAGCACCGCGCCGTGCAGATCTCGCGCGCGCTGAACCCCTCCTCCGCAAACCCGAAGGGCCAGGCGGCGCTCAAGGCCGTGGGGATCACGGACGACATGCAGGACGAGGACAAGCTGATCCGGCTCAGCGAGTACCTGAGGCAGAACCACGTCGCCGACGCGACCGAGTGGATGGTCAAGAACAACGTCGCGATGCGGAGCGACGCGCTCAAGGAGTCGGTCAACGCCGGGATGAAGGCGGCGGACGTCCTGAAGGCGCAGCTCGGGCGGCACCGCGAGGAGACCCGCCGGGACCCGGCCGGGGTCGGCAAGAGGTTCATCGAGGCGAACCGGCAGTTCATGGCCACGGACGAGGCCAGCGAGGCCGCCGGGGTCGAGTCCTCGGCGGACGTCCTGAACAAGGCCGAGGGCGAGGAGAACCGGCGGTTCGAGACCGCAAAGCAGCAGGCGGAGCTGCGGATGCGGCTGTCCGACCCGGCCTACTTCCACAGCCCCTGGCGCGGCATCCACGCGATGGTGGCGAGCCCGGCGACGTACCTGCTCGCCGGGGTCAAGGGCGCCGGGTACCGCCAGGAGCTCGACCCGGAGCACGGGGCGATCCCGTACCTGGTCAAGGAGGGGAAGTTTTACGGGCTCGACCTGGAGGTGAAGTACCCCGGCCTGTACTCGAACAACTACCGCGAACGGGCGCGCGCGTTCCAGGCGGCCTCCGAGGAGGTGGCGGCGGCCGGCGGCGACCCGCTCGGGCTGAAGGAGACGGAGGCGGCGACCAAGGCCCGGGTCGGCGCCCTGGGTGCCGGCCCGGGCGCGGCGGGGGCCGCGCCCGCGGTCCCCGCCGCGCGCCCCGGCGGCGCGGCGCCGGCGCCGCCGGGCCGCCGCCCTGCGGCCGGCGCGGTCGGCGCGGTCGGCGCGGCCCCCGCGGGCGCCCCGGTGGCGATGGCGGACGGCGCCCTGCTCGACCTAAACCGCCGCCAGGCCGACGCCCTCGACCGGATCGACGGCAAGCTCGCGGGCGGCGGCGGGGCCGGCGCCGCCGTCGGGCCGATGCCGGCGGACGGCGGCGACTTCGGCGGCCGGAGGGCGGGCGGGTGAGCGACGGTCACGTGCCGCTGGAGCCCGCGTACCGGGTCCGGCCCGGGGTGCCGGGTACGATCGCGGAGATCGCCGGCGTCCCGTGGGTGTTCGCCGCGTACATCCCCTACCTCGATTACGTCTGGGACCAGCTCTTCGACCAGAACATGGTCGCCGGCCGTTACGAGGACGGGCTGCTCGTCAAGGGGGGGCTGCGGCTGCTCGCGGAGGCGAACGACCTGACCGAGGCCGAGGCGGTCGGGCTCATCGCCGCGGCGAAGCCGGCCGACCTGGTGAGGCCGGTCGAGGTCGCCTTCATGGGCGCCGACCCGGCCTACCGGTCGTACTCGGACTGGGCGCGGTCGGCGCTCTGGGCGAACGGGATCGACCCCGAGTCGGTCCCCCCGGCCGTCCGCCGCGACACGCTCGTTCACCTCGTCGAGACGGGCCGCGCCGTGCCGGCCGAGGACTTCGTCTCCAGCGCCGAGGCGGCCACCGCGCGGGCCGCGCTCGCCCGGATGGGCGCGCGGCGGAACGGGCACCGGCCGTGAGCCCGCAGGCGAAGGCCGTCCTGGACGACGTGTACGACCTGTACCGCCTGTTCGACTTCACCCAGGGCCGGCTCGCCGACGACGTGGCGCTGGCGGCCGCCGCCGGGATCGGGCACGCGATGGACTCGCAGGTCGACCCGGACGGCGCGGACTGGGCCGAGCTGTCCGAGCGGTACGCGCGGTGGAAGGACGCCCACTACCCGGGCCGGCCGATCTCCGTCCTGACCGGGCACATGCGGGACCCGGTCCAGCTCAACGGGCAGCTGACGTACGTCTCCCGCGACCGGCTCGTCCAGACCTACGGGGTCGACGACGAGGCGAGGCAGCTCGCCGCGTGGTTCCAGGAGGGGGACCCGCCGCACCAGCCGCCGCGGCGGTTCTACGAGCTGAACGACCTGGCGAAGGCGCTCGTCGGGTTCGTCTTCGACGCACGGCTCCAGTCCGCGCCCGGCCACTGACCCCGAACCGAACCGAACCGACCCGCCGCCACCCGAGGGCCGTCCCGTGTCCGCCAACAACCTGTTCATGAACTGGACCGGGGTCCAGTTCACCCCGATCCCGTCGGGGACCCCGGTCGTGATCGACAAGGTGACGAGCGTCAAGCCAAAGATGGACTCGGACGTCGAGCGGTTCAAGGGCGACGCGGCGCGGTTCTACCAGGCGATCGCCGCGCCGACGAACAACCGCTCGGTGGACGTGGACTCCGGCAACATCAAGATCCTCATGAGCCTCCCGCTGAACACGCCGGGGACGCTCGTGGGGGTCCTTAACGACTACATCAACGGGTCCGGGGTCGGCTCGGGCGCGCTGTCGATCACGCTGACCCCGTGCGTCTGCACGGGCAAGCCGTTCTCGGGCGACCACGCCAAGTTCGCGACCGGGACGGCGACGTTCGAGGGCTACAGCCCGACCGACGGCGTCACGGACCCGCTGACGGTCGTGGCCCTCTGACGCCCCCGCCGGAGACCGCCCCTTGGCCGCGTTCGCCGGGATCGACCTCGGGCTCGTCGAGCGGTACGCCACGTCCGCGAACCCCAACGACCGCCAGCTCAACGCCTACCCGGGCGTGAACGGCCTGGAGTCGCTGGAGTTGGGCGGCCGGGGCGGGCGGACGGCCGTGTCGGGCGTCCTGATCGCCGGCTCGGAGGCGGCGCTGGAGTCGGCCAAGTACCAGCTCATGCTGCTGCAGGTCGCCGGCGCCCCCGACGTCCTCGTGACCCCGGACGGGTCCGCCTGGCCGTCCGTCGTCATGGTCGCGTTCCAGCCGGCCCCGGGCCGGTTCCCGATGGCGGCGCCGCCCGGGTACGGGCAGCGGTACGACGCCGAATTCCTTCACCTCATCATCGGGTAGGCGAGTGTCGATCTCCCACACGCTGACCCAGACGTGGACCGACAACGCGACGACGGTCAAGGCCGTACGCAAGTTGACGGGCGCGTCGGGCTCGGGCCTGGACCTGTTCGCGCCGGCCGGTTCGGCGAACGTGCCCGGCGCGTTCGCGCTGGCGCGTGCCAAGGCGATGCTGGTCGTGGTCCTCGCGGACCAGCCGGTGACGTTCCTGGCCAACGGCACGAGCGCCGTGCAGACGGTCGCGGTGACCGGCGCCCCCACGGGCGGGACGTTCACGCTGACGTTCGGCGGCCTGACGACCGCACCGCTGGCCTACGACGCGACCGCCGCGCAGGTGCAGGCGGCCCTGCTGGCGCTGTCGTCGGTCGGCGCCGGGAACCTGGCCGCGTCCGGGGGGCCGCTGCCGGGGTCGCCCGTCTCGGCCGCGTTCCAGGGCGCGCTCGGCGCCCAGCCGCTGGCCGCGATGACCGCGGACGGCTCGGGGCTCACGGGCGGGTCGTCGCCCGCCGTCGCGGTCGCCACGGCCACGGCGGGGGTGGCGCCCGACGCCTCGTTCGACCTGGTCCCCAACGTGCCGCTCGTGTGGGACTACCAGGGGTACTACGCGCAGCCGTTCCCGTCCGACCTGACCTCGGTCCGCGTCACGAACGCCGGCGCGGCCGACGCCAACGTCAGCGTCCGCGCACTCTCGCAGGCTTGAGGCGATGATGAGCACCGGCCCGGCCTTCCGCGACGACTGGCTGCCCGAGGTCGACGACGGGGACTCGGTCCCGCTCGGCCGCCCGGCGATCGCCATCAAGGTCTACCGGGTCACGCCCGGCTCGGTCCCGTCGGAGGACACCGTCGAGGAGCTGACGTCGGTCGCCTGCCTGGCGATCGAGAAGCACGTCGGGCCGGTGCCCGACACGGCGCTGTTCCGGTACAAGTTCGACGGCCGGGACCCGCAGTCCCCGCAGACGGTCGAGCAGGCGCTCGGCACGCAGTACACGTCCGAGGACTTCCCGCACCTGATCGAGGTCGGCGACGAGCTCGCGGTCACGGCCACCAAGCCGTCCGGCGAGGAGGTCTACGTCTTCCACGGCCGGCCCCTGACGTGGTCGATGAAACTGGACCGCGAGACCGAGGCGGTGTCGATCGCCGCCACCGGGATCGCCAAGGACTGCTGGTCGGCCCCGTTCCCGGGGGCCCTGACGCGGGCGACCGACAAGCCGGAGACGGTCAAGGACTACATGACGGACCTGGTCGCGCGGTTCAACCCGAAGGGGCTGGCCAACGCGACCCCGGCCACGGCGGACGCGGGGTCCGACCCGAAGAAGTACCCGACGTTCCTGGACCCGACCGTCACCGGGACGGACTCGGAGGGCGGGGAGTACCCGCGGGCCTGGGACCTCGCGATGGCGGTCGCCCACGTCCTATACGTGGGGAACGACGAAAAGGCCGTCGCGAGCCCGAAGCGGTCGGACCTGGACGACCTGCTCGTCTCCCGGGTGCCGATCGACGGCGTCCCGTTCGACCCGGACGACTCCTCGACGTACACCGCCCGGCCGATCCAGGCGCCCGACGTCCCGCTCACCGACAAGCCGTGGCCGGTCCTGGTGCACGAGATGATCCGGGACGGCGGGTTCGAGATGACGTTCGACGTCTCCGGCTCGCCGCCGGCCTCGCCGACCAACGAGCTGACGCTGTTCCTGAAGCAGGCCGGGACGCCGGTCCCGCTCCTGCTCCAGCCGCCGGGCTCGCGGCTCGACCCGGCGCGGTCGAACCTCGCGGCGGTCGAGGCCGGCCGGGACCTCGCCGGGGTCGTAAACCGCTGGCGCGTGGTCGGCGGCATGGGCCGGTACGAGGCCAGCCTCGTGCTCGCGCCGGGGTTCCCGAGCAAGAGCGCGGACGCGGCCAGCGCGGACGCGATGACGGCATTCGACAAGGCCGACCCGGCGTTCGCGACATCCGAGGACCACGACGCCTACCGGCTCTGGGTGTTCGACGAGGACGGGTCCGGTCACTACCCGAACAACGCGGTCGGGTCGCCGGGCCCGACCGCGAAGGTCTCGGGGACGCCGACGAGCCTCGACGACGTGCTGGGCGCGCCGTCGGGCGACCCGCCCGGCCCGCAGTACGTCGCGCGGCGGCGCCCGGTCGTCCCCGACCTGCTCTCGGTCGACGCGTCCGGCCGGCCGCTCAAGTACCGGCTCGCGGTCAGCACCGACTACGCCGGCGCCTACCCGGCCGTCTGGGACGGGACCGGCCACTGGCAGAACGTCGCCGGCGGGTTCGTCGCGCTGAAGGACCGGCTGGGGGTCTACGTTAACATCACCCACCCGAACGCCTGGTACATCGGGGCGTCCGAGGTGACCGGCGACACGTTCCGGGACGGCAAGCTGAACGCGGTCGAGCGGGTCGCGGCGCCGACGAGCGACCGGCCCGCGTTCTTCCTGAGGCTGACGTGCTGCCTGGACGGCGACAAGGCGCTGGCCGCGACGGCGGACCGCCAGGACACGAGCCCGGTCCCTAACGCGGTCACGCGCGTCGTCGACGCCAGGGACCGGCTGTTCGTGCGCAAGATCGCCGCGCACAGCGAGTTCAACCTCACGGCCGACGCCGTCACGGCCCGCGACGACTCGCTGCTCGCGGAGGCGGAGGCCGTGGCGTCCCGGACCGCGACCGAGGCCGGGGTCATGGAGGGCCAGGCGGTCATCGACCGGTTCACGGCCGCCTACCTGGTCGGGGACCGGGTCGAGGGGATCACCGGGCGGGGGCTGGGGTTCCGGACCGACACGGGCGGGGCGGGGTTCGCGCCGGTGCTGCCGATCGTGACGTCGCTCCGGTGGGAGCTGGCCCGGGGGCAGCGGACGGTTCTGACGATCTCGGACGCCGGGCTGGACCGGCGGCGTTACGCGCGGCGGTGGACGGTGCCGCCGGACGTGGGCTCGAAGCACGCGCGGGCCGTGCTCGCGGGCGCGAGCCCCGCCGCGCTGGCCTTCTACCGGCGGATGAAGGGCGGTAAGGCGAACGCATGAACGCCGACGTACGCGGGCTCCGGCTCGACGGCGCGGAGCGGGCCGACGACGAGGCGAGGACCGCCGAGCCGGAGCCGGCCGGGTCCGCCGTGATGGTCGCGCGGACGACGACCGTCTCGTCATACCCGGCGGCCGCGCAGGCGTACTACGGGGTCGTGCCGCAGACCGTCTTCGGGGCCGAGGCCGAGGGCGCGCCCGGGTCCGTCAACGACTCGCCCGGTGCGCCGATCGCGTACGCGCTGAACCTCGGCGGCGCGGTGCCGCCGGTCGGCACGCTCGTGCTCTGCTCCCACGTCGGGCACAGGTGGGTCTTCCGGTATGACGGCACCTGACGGCGACGTCAGGCGGCTCCGCCTGTCCGACCCGCCGCCGGCCCGGTCCGCCGCCGCCGCGCCGGGCGCCGCCGCGTTCGTCGGCAAGGTGACGACGGCGGTGGCGCCCGCCGGCACGTTCATGCTGGTGAACCCGGTCGCGGTCCTCGGGGCCGAGGCCGAGGGCGCGCCCGCGACGCTCGCCGTCGACGCGGGCACGTCCGTCGCGGTCATGCACCTGGGCCCGAAGTCGGCGGTCCGGGACGACCTGGTCGTCTGCCGGATGGACGGGCACCGCTGGGTGTCCGAGAGCTCGCTGCCGAACGCCGGCGTCTACAAGGTCTGCCCGCAAGTGGTCAGGTGCGACGACGCCGGCCCCCCGCCGGGCAGCACCGTCACCGTCACGAACGCGTCCGGTTTTACCGCCTCCTGCACGCTTTCCGTGATCCGATGCTGCGTCACCGTCCCGGGCCCGGGGACCTACACGGTCACCGAGAACGTGACCGGGGTGTCCCAGGTGGTCACGGTCGTCGCGGGCACGTTCTTCACGTTCCTGAACTTCTGCCTCGGCGGCCTCGGCTCGGTCAAGGGGACCGTCATCCCTAGTAGCCGGGTCTGCGCGACCGGCCTGCGCGTCCCGACGACGGTCACGGCGAAGCGGGGCGGGGTCGTCGTGGGCAGCGGGGTCACGGACGCGACCGGGAACTTCAACTTCTGCTACGGCGGCCCCCGCGGGGCGGACCTGACCGTCGCGGTCGACTCGCCGCCGGCCCGGATGGCGCCGGGCTCGGTGACGGTCCGCGCCGGGCCGTCGTCGGCCCTGGACCTCTGCACCACGCTCGACGTCGGCAGGATCTTGCTGCCCGCGGCGGCCGGGTTCGCCTACCCGCCCTGCTGGTGCCTGGACCCGGCCTCGGGGGGCGCCTACGAGTGCCAGACCCCGCTGGCCGAGCACCTGACGTTCCAGACGCCGGACGGCCCGGTGACGCTCACGGCCGGCGAGACGGGCGCCCTCGGCGAGGGGGTCTGGTCAGGGACGCGGTCCGTGACGGTCCGGTACAACCCCTACGACCCCTGCCTCGCGTGCGCGCCGCCCTCGGTGGACGCCTACTTCCAGTTCGGCGGTTTCGTGCCGTTCGGACCCAGCGCCAGCCCGATCGGCTGCACGGTCTCCATCTTCGTCGAGCAACAAAGGTTGAACTGTGCGGGCGGCGCCGTGTGCTGGGGCGGCCCGATCACGGACGACCCGCTGCTCGGGCGCGGCGGCGGCGCGGGCGGCCCCTGCACACGGCCCATCCCGTGGTCATCGACGGTGTTATGTATCGTCGATTCGTGCGCGCCCGGGTTCCTGGTCACGATGACCGGCGGCCACGACGTCTGGGGCCGCGGGGCCGTCTTCACGATGCCGCTCTCGGAATGACATGGACGCCGAACTGAGCGAGGCCGTCGAGGTCTGCGTCGAGAGGCTCGGCTGGGGCCGCGCCCGCTGGCTGGCCGAACACCGCGAGGCCGACTACCGCGGGACGATCCTCGCCAAGGCCGCCCAGATCCGCGGCCTGCCGAGGCCGGCGCCGCGGCTCAGCCCGGCCGGCGGGGTCGCGGTCCGCTCGTACCTGATCAGCTACGTCGGCTACGGGCAGGTCGGCGAGTGGGTCGGCCGGGGGCTGGAGGCGCAGGGGGTCCCGGTCGGGTTCGTGCCGATCCAGGTCTGCGAGATGTACGCACCGCTCGCCCCGTTCCTCCGCGACCGCCGCTGCGAGGCGCCCCGGCCCGGCTCCTGGGTCGTCCAGGTGGGCAACCCCAACACGCCGCCGCCGGACGGGTTCCCGGCCGCCGCGTACACGATGTGGGAGACCGACGCGCTGCCGGCCGACGCGGTCGCCCAGCTGAACCGCTGCCGCGCCGTGTTCGTGCCCAACGCGTGGAACGCCGAGTCGTTCGCGGCCTCCGGCGTGCGGGTGCCGGTCGCCGTGGTCCCGATGGGCGTGGACGCGGGCGAGGGGTACGTGCCCCGACCCTGGCCGGTGGGCCGGCCGTTCACGTTCGGGATGGCCGGTCGCATGGAGCACGGGGGCGTCCGCAAGGGGCTCAACGAGGGGATGGCCGCGTTCGCCCGGGCGTTCGACCGGGGCGAGCCCGTCCGGCTCGAGGTCAAGGTGCTGCCCGACTGCGTGCCCTCCCTCCGGGTGCCCGACGACCCCCGGGTCCGGATCGTGACCCGGCCGATGGGCTCGTTCGAGATGGCGGAATGGTACGCCGGCCTGGACTGCCTGTTCGTCCCCTCCAAGGGGGAGGGGTGGGGGATGCACTCCCACCAGGCGATGGCGGTCGGGCGCCCCTTGATCGCCGCCAGGTACGGCGGGACGGCCGAGTTCTTCGACGCGCGGTTCGGCTGGGAGCTGCCGTTCGACGTCCGGCCGGCCGACGCCTATTACCACGGCCACGGCCGGTTCGCCTACCCGACCGAGGATGGCATGGTCGCCGCGCTCCGCGCGGCGTACTCCGACCCGGGCGGGTGCCGCCGGAAGGGGGCGCTCGCGGCGGCCCGGGCCGCGGAGTTCACCTGGGCCCGGACCGGCCGCGAGCTGTACTCCGGGCTGGCGGCGGTCGGCGCGGTCCCCGGGCCGGTGTCGGCCGCGGCGGCACCGCCGGCGCACGCGGCGGGCCGGCCGTCCGAGGGGGCGGTCCCGTGCGGGTGGCGGCGCCAGTTCGACGGCTGTTGCGGACCCGTCGACCGGTGTACCGCCCCGGGCCACCCCCGCAACGGCCTGCCCGTCATGACCCGGGAGTGCCTCGATTGCGTCGAATCCGGCGCCCGGCCCGCCTGACAATCGGCCGCCCGGTGTTGCGTTTTTCCAACGCCGCGGTCCCGCGCCGCGCGGGCGCGGTTCGCGCACGACCTGGCAAGGCGCCCACGTCGGGGTTGTCGAGGTTTCCGTAAAAGGCTATTCGATCGGGGGCCGTTCCGGGGAATTCTAGGCCAGTCGCCGCCCCGGTGTCGCCCAATATAGGATTTTGCGCGGGAGCCGCTCCCCGGGTACGCATCAACGGGCTCATGGAGGCTCGGGTTGGCGCCGGCTCTCGTGAACCTATGGCGTCTTGTGCGCGTGCTCGCGACAGGTTAGGCTCGACCCTCCCGACCGCGGAACGCCCGACGCCGGACCGGATTTCCGGCGCCCCCCCATTTTTTCGTTCATCACGGGCGTGAGCCCCCCGCGGTCCCGGGTCGCCGCGAGACCACAAACCGAGGAGGGTGACCGTGGATACCCCAGTCCAGGGCCCAGGGACGGCGCCAGACCCCGCGGAGCGCGGGGGCGCGGCGGAGCCCGCGTGGTTCGGCGATCTCTTCCAACCCCAACCTTTCACCCTCCCCATGTTACCGGCGCCGCCGCGGGCGCCGGGCGTGCTCCGCAGGACGACCCGGCACACGTGGCCGGGCTTCTGCCTCGAGGAAGACGTCGTGGTCGCCGACGCCTCGGCCTGGCCCGACGCGCCCGAGGCGTCGGACCCGTCCTACGCCGTGGCCTGCGGGTCGGGGCTCGTGTACGCGAGCCGCGCCCGGGTCAGCCGGGCCTAGTCCCGCCCGGGAGAAAAACCCGACCCCCGTGAGCCGGCCCCTGCCGGCTCACTTTTTTTGTTGGCGGCCGGCGCGGCCGTCCGGCTTGCGGGGGCGACCGGGGGCGCCCCCGGGCCGGTCGGGCGCGCCCCGGGGGGCGTGCGCGGTCCGGACGGGCCCCTCGTAGGGGGCCGGGGTCGGGCCGTGGTTCGGGTCCGGGCCGCGGTCGGGCGCCTTGAGGACGCGGCGGATCGCCTCGTCGACGCCGACGTGCTCGGCCGCCCAGAGGAGCCGCTCCTGCTCGGGGCTGAGCGGCGGCGGCTCCGCGGGCCGGAACGGCGGCGGGTCCCCGCGCTCGGTCTCCTTGTCGTCCATGAGGTAGTTCAGGGAGACCCCGAAGAACCGCGCCAACCGCAGGATCTCCTCGTGCCGGACGTGGGTCCGGGCCTTGCCCGAGTACCACTCGGACACCTTCGATTGGGAGCGCCCCATCACGGCGGCGACCTCACCCTGGGTGATGCCCTTCTCCTCCTGCAGTTGCTTCACTTTCTCGGCCATCTCCATGCCGGGAAGGATACCCGCGCACGTCGCCACGTCTAGACCTCCGGTGAAATTTTCCCGTCAAACCCCGGAATTTTCTTTGTCTTGATAACGAATCGTGATAATATCGTTTCCGCATCGGGAAGCGGTTTCCCGGTCCAGGCCCGGGGGACACGGGGGAGGCGGCATGAGCGCGGCCCAGATCGAGTGGGGGGACGCGGCGGGCGTCACGGCGGGGGAAGCGGCCCGGCGGCTCGGCGTCCAGACGGTCCTGTTCCGGTTCGTCAACGAGGCGGTCCTCAAGCACCCGGTCCGCCGGCTGGGGAACTACCTGATCGTCCGGCTGGCGGACGTGCCGAAGGTCGACGCCTACCTGCGGTCGGTCGACCCCGCCGGCGCGTTCCGCCGGCCTGCGCCGTCGGCCGCAGCCGATGCGGACGCCGGGAACGCCGCCACCTGACCCATCTTACCGGGACGGC